GAGTCGTTCGTAATTTCACTTATTGTCACCATAAGAGCGCGCAAATCAAAACCGGTATTTTCCTGCCCAGTCACGAAACTCTCACCTGGAGTCGTTGGTACAGGAGAAGTGACGCTTGGTGCATATGTATATACCCACGTTTTGAGTGCCGCGATAGATTTAAGTTCCGTGATGTTAGTTAGAGAGTCCATCTGTGGAGAGAACCGAACTGGTGGAGTCACCGATTGATCGCTCGTACGGTCGACTCCCTTGTAGCTGCGAAAACCGATAACATATGCGGAATCCGTAGCTGATTCCAAAGTAATCTGCATTCCCAGCTTGTAACTGGTAGCAACTTCTTTTAGCGCATCGTAAACCGGACCAAAAGAAACCACTTGGGTGACGTTGGGTCCAGACCTGTCGTAATCCTTGAGTTCTAATCCTGGAATGATGAATTTCTCTGGATTAGGAACGCCCATAGGAACGCTGCCGTTCAAAAACGGACTATCTCTATGACACATGTTCCAAACAATTGCCCACAATACCCATCCAGCAGGTCCACCAGTAATAGTCCAAGCGCTTTCTTTATGATCCGCCGATGTACGAACAAATCGATTGTTGAGCCATTGTAAGAGAGATATCCCGATAAATTTTATCTTACCATCCTCGATGCTCATGGTCTCCAGAATCATAATCTCGTCAGATTCAGGAATACCAAGGAACATACCAGTTGACAACTTTGACAATGAATCAGCCGTCAAAGGAACTACTAGCTCAACGTCGCTGTCGCCGTAGTATCTCTCAGTCCAGATGATCGAATCGAATACATCAATCGCATTCTGTGGAAGAAATTGGCGATTCAGGGTATACGGCTCCATTTACAATCCCCCAAATCGTTCGAAATATGAGAGAGACCAGTCTTGCACTCCCACATCCGTAATGACGAAAAATTCGTTCGTACCCGGCTGAAGAAGAGGCCAGTCTGCGTTTCCACGCTCTACGTTTGACAGAAGACTCTTGATAACACCGCTATCCAAAGAGACATTCTGCACGTATTTCTTTCCGGGGATGGAACTCAGTTCGAAATATTTGCTCGCAGTAACGGCGGCAACTTCCAACATGTTGAAATAAAGGATTTTAGGATCTCCAATTTGAACACCAATTCTATTAGGTGATGTTCCAGAAGTGTAAGTAACTTGTAGATTGATTCCTGCTTCGACACTTCCGTTGTAAACAATGTTGGTTGGGTCAGTTACCGAATGAACTGATTGACCAGTAAGAACAATTGGGTTGAGTGACGTAAAGTACGGATCAGGACAAATGATCGACACAATCATCTCTGGATCTTTGCTGAACATGTTTACTTCAGCAGATTCGACGATTCCTTCAATCTGTACAGGATTGATGTCGTCGCTGTAGAAGACCAACTTCACAGGTCTCTTCGGCGTGAAATAAGAATAGAGAAGTCGACGAAGACTCTCGAACGTCCAATCATCCCAGTCGGGATTCATACCGATCGTCAGAACAATGTTTCGAGTTAGTACACTATCTCCGACATGTGCCGCACCGTCGATGGATCCGTAAGGCGACGTGTTGACAGAAGCTTTGACCGGATCTAGTCCGTCGATACTTCGAATTTGGAGCAAATCCGTTTCGGCTCTGCCAGTACTGCTCAAAAGTAGCTGCGGAGCGGACTGCCAGGAGCTATATGCCTTCACCTCTGTCAACACCGTCGCTTGAACCTCCCTAGTTGAGAGCTAATGCTGCTTTGAGTTGTGAAAGTTGGTTTCTCGTCTGGCGATAAATCTCAATATTGGAAAGTGCCTCCGGAGAATAGTTATTCTGTTCGAAACTAAACGAGGCACCGTTAGCAGCAATAGCTTTTTCCTCGGCGAGTCTTGATTGGTCGGCTGATATGCTTGCGGCATATGTTGAAGAAACTCCAGCTGCAAGTTTATCAGCATCCATCAATCTCGCTAGTTCATTCTTGCTTCTTTGGACTTGTGTAAGATCAAGAACTGGTGTGATCACAGGATTCGCGTCTATCTCGTTCATTGCTACGTCGGAAAGGTTGCGCATTGACTCTTCCATCGCAGACAATGCATCGTCGGCCGTCCCTTCGATAGCATCTGTTACTACCTTCGACGAATTTGTGAATCCCTGAGCCATACCTTCCATGGAGAGCTTGCCTAGCTCAGCAAAGACCTCTGATGGAGACTTGATCTTCAGCTTTCTCTTGATCCGCGCAACCATCTCGTCGGCAAGATCGTTCATGATCTGCTCGAGCTGTGCTTTCTGCGATTCCAGTCCAGCGACAAGACCCTCAGCGGCCTTGATACCTGCGTTATACAAGTTGGCAGCTGCATTCTCACCAAGTGCTCCAGCCGCGGTATCCAGGTCAGAGTCGAGAGCATTCACACTGTCGATAGCAGGCTTACCGCCCGCCAGCAATGCTTCAGCAAACTGCTCGCCAGATGTTCCCTTATCCAAGAGCATCTGATACGTCGCATCGTCCAAACCAAGAGCTCGCAGCTGTTGAAGTGTCTCGTTGTACTTCTTAACTGCTGCTACCTGATTTGTCAGAGACTCTGTGTACTTAGCAAGCTGCTCGGCTCCAGTGAGAGTGTTGCCTTGTTCGTCTGTCGCTGAAATATCAGGCAAATCGGCGTATTGAGCTTTGAGATCAGCAATAACGCCCTTAATTTTGTCTATCTTCTCGATAAGAGCTGCATACTCTTGTGCATGCTTGATCAGTTCTGCTTTATTTGCCTTCAAGCCCTTGTTCAGAAGCGCCTGAGCATTGGTTACTTTCGTAAGTTGCAGTTCATGAAGCTTGAGAGACAGTGTTAGAGCGTCGATCTCAGCTTTCTCTTCTTTAGTTTCTTTGCCCTTCCGCAATTCACGAATCTTAGCCTTCTCATCGCGAATTGTTTGTCGGAGCTCGGAGAGTCTTTGACCGATCTGCTGATTCATCGCCTGGAAAGCGTTCCTGATATCTTCCTCAGTACCAGCCTTCAATCCCTGAGCAAATCCAGCAATAACGTCCTTACCAATGGCATACATAACCTTTGATGGAGACGCAGTCTGGAATATACTCGTGAAGGTGGCGATAACGCTCTTACTTATGTTTCCTGCAGCATCAACCGCTCGAACACTGTCGGACAATCCGTTGGCCAACCCTAGCACGACTTGCTGGCCAAGCCATTCTCCGTAGGCAGATGGAGGACTGTGCCAAACTTCGAGTTTACGCTTAGCGTTACTGACAATCTCCCCAATTTTGTTATAAATCTCTTGAGCTTTAGCTGTCAGACCACCAAGCATACCATTAAGAATGGCTTCACCGACTCGAATACCTGCTTGTCGCATCTCAGGTGCGCGTGCGTTAATCGTATTGGCTAGACCATTTAGGAATGCGATGATTGCTTTTGCACCAGCATCGGCAAGTCTGTTGGCATTTGACTGGAGAGCATTGATAAGCTTGATTATCGTGTTAGTTCCAGCCGTAATGACTCTTGCTCCAGCACTGCCGATTCCGTTGATGAAGGCTACGACTGCGTTCGTACCAGCTTTGATCGCTCTTCCAACACCATTGGCAATACCTCTGATCAAGCTGGTCATGATGTTCAGACCAGCAGCAGCAACCCTTCCCAAGCCGCTAGCGATAGCACCCAGGAATCTCACAACAGCATTCAGTCCAGCCGTAGCAATCTTACCTGCACCGGATACAATACCTTTTATGAACGCCGACATTATCTGCACTCCGGCAGAAATGATCTTGTTGATGTTCTTGGCAACGCCGTCGGCGAATTCCTGAATGATCTGAATCGCCAGTCTGACGACTTCGGTGATATTATTTCTAATACCTACGAGAAGTGCTATCAACAGATCAAAACCGGCCTGAATAAGTCGTGCCTGGTTGGCATTCAGGACTTGAATCATGACCGTTATCAACGTTGTGATCAAAGGTACCAATTGCGGTGCTAGCTGAATAAGACCCTGGATAAGAGCATCGAGGATCTTAACTACTGCGGCTACGAATTGTGGAGCAGTGTCGGCAAACGCCTTTACAATCTCCAACAATCCTAGAACGATCAGTTTGGCATTCTCGACCAGCGCTTTCTGAAGGTCGATAAATGCCTGGATAAGAACTCCAACAGCAACTGAGCCAGATGCGGCAATCGCAGCGAGACCGATACCGATCAATGCAACTCCCGCCCCGGCTAGGGCGAGACCAGCTCCAACCAAAGCTACTGCCGCACCGAAGCCGAGCAATACCGGAATCGATGGCGCAAGTGCTAGAGCTGCTGCTGCGATGACACCAAATATAGCTGCTAGTGCTATCAGACCGACAACAAGAGTCTTGATCTTTTGTTTTCCAAGAAGAATCAGAGGAGGAACAAGCAAAGCAATACCCGCAGCGGCTACTCCCAAAGCTGCGGCGCCTCCTGCTGTTCCTTCGATCAAATATAGACCGCCTGCCAAGATAGCCAAAGCTCCAGCAAGAGCTCCTAGTCCCTTAGCTATCTCTTCCATCGACATAGCGCCCATGTTCTCTACTGCTCGGGCAATTCCTTGTAGTGCAGCAGAGACCAAGACAAGACCGGCGGCTGTTGCGATCATACTTGTCGGCATCAAATGCATAGCCGCAGCAATAATGCCAAGAGCTATTCCGATAGCGCCTAGCCCCTTAGCTATAACTTTCCAATTCAAGCTACCAAGTTTCTGAACAGCTTCACCCAAGATTCTGAGCGAAGTTGCTATGACAATCAACGCAGCACTTTGAGCGACCATTCCAGTAGGCATCACTCTCATCGCGCCAGCTATAATAACTAATCCGGCAGCGACTGCGCCGAGACCTTTACTGAGAGTGGCCATACCCATAGTGCCGAATTGGCGAACAGCAAGGGCTAGGATGTTCAGCGCTACAGCAATAGCCGTAATTCCAGCACCTGCTACGATCAACCGCGGTGAGGCTTTGGACAAAGGTCCTGTTGCTGCTACCATTCCAACCAACAGAACACTAACTCCACCAAGTCCCTTGATCAATGCTCCCCAACTGAGGAAGCTCAGACCAACCACTGCGAGAGCAAGGACATCGATGGCGCCAGCAAGCAGGATCAAAGAAGCAGCGACAACCGGCAACCTGACAAAGCCAGAGGTTGCGGTGATCTTATCCAGGATCTTCATCGCACCGAGAAGCTGCGCAAGCATAATAGTTATTGCACTCATAGCCTTGTCGAGCTTCTCTGGTTTCACGAACGACAAAGCCACAACTGAAGCTGCGAGAAGAGCAACCGCGATCGCAATTTCCTTGAGTGTCTTCGCCTTGATGTTGGTCTGCATTGCCTGAAGCGATCCCTGCAAGGCATTGAAAGATCCAGCAATGTTTCCGATGATTCCTCCAGCAAAGCCCTTACCAATCTGGTCCAGGAAACTGCCTTTGCCAAGGAAATTCTTGAACAACACAAATATACCGGCAAGAAGACCGGTTCGAATGACTTGAAGGATGGGCTCGAAGCTCATACCTGAGATAGCCTGTGCTACAGCAGGTCCAAGCTGTTGGATTCCATCGACAAATGCTTGGATAACCGGAGTAAAGACGTTTCCGACATCTCCGAAGCTAGAGACGAAGTTGTCCCAAGCCTGTGAGATTGCCGCCAATATCTTCTCGAGAGGCGACAGAGACTGGGTCATTCCGGCTACTTGCTTGGAAACTCCCCCGGAGAAAAGTTGCTCAAACGAATTGATCAATTCTCCGATGAATTGAATTGGCGCAGCGATAGCGTTTCCTAGATCATCAAAGAAGTCGGCAAGACGACCGCCCTTCTTCAAAGATTCGTCAACTTTGACAAGAAAATCTCCGATACTAGCGGTAATACTCAAGAAACCACCAGTACCTTGACCAACTGCACCAAAGAGATGTCCGAAAACGCTAAATATACCGCCAATTACCTGCTTACCAATGTCGAGAAGAGCAAATAGTCCTCTAAACGTTCGCCTCAAATTCTCGACAGTCGTTGGCGTAGGCTTAAGCGAGTCAGCAAAGTTCTTGAATCGAGTAGTAAGGTCGAAAAGAGATTTCCCGGTTGACGCTGGGAAGATGTCTCTGAACGCTTGCTTGATCGGCTTAAGAACTGCGCCTAGATTCTGGAATGCAGACTTGATACCCTCGATCAGAACCGTTCGTCCGCCCAGTGCTTTCCAATCAGCCAACACTTTGTTACGAGCTTGAGCATTTCGGTTGATGAATCCGTTGATCGTATTCGAGAGATCAGTGAAAGTCTTCTTGGCTTCTTTGAAGTTACCGAATATGATCTGGAAAGTCTTAGCCCACCCAGAGCCAGCAGTTTCCTTAGCCACCTCGAAGACCTGTGAGATAGTCTTGACCTCAGTGGCCGCATGCATTGCTGTTTGGGCTGTCTTCTGAATTGCAGCGATCTCAGCTTTGTTGAAACCTTCCGCGGCAAGCTGAGCGTCAGACAAATCGCCCGTAAACTGCTCGAGAGTACTGGTCAGAACTTTGGAAGTCAACCAAGAAGGCTTACCTGGAGTCGACAACGACTGACGGAAAGCTTCTCCGTTAATCGTGACATTCTTCATCGCTCCGGTAAGTTTTACAGCGCCATCTTTTAGCGTACCAATCTTTTCGGCATTCATAGCCAAGGCACGCTGGAAGACGGTACCGCCCATACCAGCGTTGACAACCGAGTTCCAGTCCTGCAGCTTCACGGATCCAGCAGCGATGGCCTGAGAGAGCTGGTACATTGCTGTTGAAGCCTGATCAGCATTCGAGCCAGAAAGCGCGGCTAGGTTTGCGATACCCTTAATGGCTCCGGTGGCTACATCTAGCTGAACACCAGCAGCCGTGAAGGTACCGATATTCCTAGCCATCTGACTGAAGTTGTAGATGGTCTTATCTGAATATCTATTTAGTTCCTGGAGGGCCCGGTTGACGTCTTGGAGATTTGTGCCAGCAGCCTGAGTGTTGGCCAGGATCGTCTGAATAGCGTTCAGGTTTGTCGAGTATTCCTGGAAACCTTGAATAAGGGGACCAATAGTGAACGCTTTCAAGAATTGACTGCCTGCGGCAATGGCTCTACTCGCTATTTGAGCAAATACAGCTACCGCAACCAGTCTCAGAGCATTGAGTCGATTCTTGACGTCGTCAACGCCTTTGGCGATATGTCCGAGATCGACTCTCTTAGCTGCAGCATTAATTTCATTCAACTCTTTGCCCGAATTCGGGAATTTGAGTGATGCTTTTAGCTTTTCGAGAGCTCGAATCGCGGAATTAACGCCTTGTTCGAACTTACTCGACTCAAAACTCATAGCGACGACTTTGTCGTCAATTCCTGGCACTATTTAGTCACCCCCTTAATGCTTTATCGGCTTCGGCAGCTATCTGATCAAACACGGGACGAATTGCTGGATTAATATAGTCACGACCTTCGACGTAACCACCGGTTCCAGTACCGTGACCATACTGAAGAATGACGGCAATAGGCACACCGTCTTCGATATGCCTGTTATGCCATCGAATCGAATAATATCCGCGACGCTGCTCGATGGTGTAGTACCAGGAGTTTGCGGTTTCACCCGATTCTGTGGGTGTAGCATTGGAAAGAGCATTTACCCCAACTGATCCGAACTTACCCAGCGTAGCAAATAGCTCCTTTTCGTTCATCTTTCTCAAATATGATTCTGTATTCTTGAAAGAGCCTTTTTGTGTGAAGGTAATCATGACTTACTCGGCGGTAAGACGGATGATTACAGCTCCCATATCGCCCTGTTCGCGAGAAGTCTTGGATTTCCCGTAAACATATGGTAGTTTATTCAAAGGTGAGGCCTTGGCTCCGCCTGCTCCTCCTGGAATAATGTCACTGGTTCCACTTCCTGGGTCATCGGCGGGAAGATCGCCAGGACCGTAGACCGAAGTGTCGCCAGGATTGTACGAACCACGACCTCCAGGTGTTGCTGCATTAGCTGGAGAGGATCCTGCACCTACTCCGTACTTACCTACTCCGCCAGCTCCGCCTCCACCACCTTCACCGATGTCTTGAATAATCGTGTTATATGTGCCATCCACTCCGGGAGTGCCGGGAGTACCAGGACCACCGGGCGCAGGAGTCCCAGCAAGACCGCCAGCTGCTCCTCCTCCTGCAGTAGCACGATTTCCCAGTCCACCCTGTCCTCCGTGAGCTTGTGTGGTGACTGTCAGCGAATTAGATTGAGCTCTTTTGCCGCCCTTACCACCTGAGGCACGACATGTTGGGTCGTTAAACGACGAAGTTCCTCCGTCGGTACCATCGGTAGTAAGAGCAGGATTGCTAACATGTTCTGTTCCAGGATCTCCACCATCCCCGACAATAACAGGGCACGGGTTCGGTAGTGCGGATAGTAGACCGCGAACACGGTGAAAACCTCCTCCACCGCCTGCTCCGCCATAGTTCCGAACCTGTGTTCCAGTGTTTCCTGTGTCAATACCACCACCCATTCCTCCTCCGCCACCTATACAAATCACATCGAAATGTGTATAACCCAGATTTATATAGGTTACGGGATTAAAATCTATGATATCGCCTAGACCAGGAAGGAAACCAGGCTCAACGCCGAAATGAATGACAATTGGTTCAGGACGAACCAAACTTCCAGAGAGTTCTAGTCTCATTATGCACCGCCAGGAAGCGTTCCATCCAAGCGGACGATATACGGAACCATAACTGTGGGTTGAATATTTTCATGCGCGTTACCGCTACCCTGTGAGTTCGTTCCAGGTGCTTCTGCAGCAATGGGGTGAGTGTGCGCAGGAGCTGTATCGGTAGAGTTGTCCGAGAAAGCCGTCGATCCGCCAGTACCCCAAAGATATGAAGGAATATCTCCGCTTCCTGCATTCGTCATGAATCCATGAGCATTTCGTGACAAATGGGCGTGTGCTCCACCAGCAGAGACAGATCCTCCGTGGCTATGTGAATTGACCGTATGTCCGTGAGCTGCCAACTCGCCAACAGTAAGGACGTGCGTTTCCTGCCCCGTTTTGGATGCTAGGACGATTGCTGCTGCTCGAGTCATCCTATTAGCTCTTGAACCAGATGGCATTTGATCAAGTCCAGCTGGAACTACTCCTCGAAGATCCGGAACACGGAAATTACCAGCACCAGGATCACTGGCACCGTCGAAAGTTTTCCAGGCCGAGGCGATATGCGCCGCTGCAAGTGGATGATCCGCAGTTACGTAAACCGCTCCATTCGCCCACACCCAAGTCCCATACGTTGCGGCATCGGGAAGAGAAGATCCAGGCCAAAGTTTCACCTCTCCTGGAATAGAAGCGAGACCAGGAGGGCCTGCTGGACCTGTTGGACCTGCTGGACCGGCAACAGAACCAATATTTTCCTCAGTTCCGTCATGATGAACGATAATCAGATCTCCGGATTCAACTCTCGCGTCGACAACCGAAGCTGCTTCAATTTCTAGCATTCTCTCTGCTGTTAGACCAGTAATTGTAGCCATTTCACCTCCTCAACCTCAAGTATTGACATTTGTAGATGAAAGCGTATAGGTAGTCGGATTTAAATAAACGGCGGTTGCGTTATCAATCTGGAAAGTGGTGCTATTGAGCATAGTAATATATGTATCCGATTCGTCGATAGCAGACCAAAGACCATTACCGTGATCGATAATGACAAGCGCGCCTACATATCCGAATAGCTCAGCAACTTCTTGAATAGTCGGAAGATGCGGTTGGACAGTGCCACCTGTCACTCCGTATAGCATATCTTCCAACATTCTCAAAATTTGGGGAGGTGTTTTCTTCGAATCGATAGAAATGTGAAGTGTTGGTCTAAGACCTTGGATCTTCGCTGGCGGTGTCCCGCTCAAAGACCAACTGAATTCGATTGGCTCAGCTCCTGAACCTTTGACAGTGCTGTATACGTAAGAATCAGGCTCAGCGAAAACGTTATAGAGGATGTGAATTTTGTAACCGTAGTCTATTCCCTTAACGCCATCGCCAACTATGGTTCTATACGAAAGATTAAAGCTTCTTGGCGGCTGGTTGTAATAATCCAGTCCCAATCCTGCTTCGCTTGAGGAGACATGACT